CTCAAGAGTTTTTAGGGTTGGCTGATAGATGGTATGAAGTCCAAGCGTTGGTTGAGGATAGAGTGTTTGTTGAGGATCCTACAAAAGTTTCGGATCAACCGGGAATTAAGGTTGGTAGTTATATACAAACAATTGATAAGTTTATTAGTGAATATACACCTGAAGGTTTCTTAAAAATGACTTTTGGTGGTGGTAATGTTTCTGCTGACGAACAATTACGAGAATTTGCTAGAGATGGTTATCCACTTGATCTTAGTAAGTATATTAATAATTTGGCTTTAGGTTCTTCACTTAAGTCAAACTCAACATTGTTTATACAATATAGAGTTGGTGGTGGTCAAGCAACCAATTTGGGGGTTAATATTATTAATCAGATTGGAACTGTTTCATTCTTTGTTAATGGTCCGTCTGAGTCTATTAATACTACTGTTGTTAATTCATTAAGATGTAATAACGTAACTGCGGCGATTGGTGGGGCAAATGCTCCTACCACAGAGGAAGTAAGACAATATGTGACATATAACTTTGCTGCACAGAATAGAGCCGTTACAGTTAATGATTATGAATCTATATTACGTAATATGCCTTCACAATATGGGGCACCTGGTAAAGTATCGGTAACTGAAGAAAATAATAAGATTAAAGTTAAGATGTTATCATATGATTCAAATGGTAAATTAACTGAGGTTATATCAAACACACTTAAGAATAATGTTGCAAATTATTTATCAAACTATAGAATGATAAACGATTATATCTCAGTTGAAACTGCAAATGTTATTGACTTGGGAGTAACGATTGATGTTGTTTTGGATGCAAGTCAAAACCAAGGTGCGGTTATTACAAAAATAATTGATATTGTAACAACTTATTTTAGTCCTTTACAGAGACAGATGGGACAGAATGTTTATGTGTCGGAAATTAGACGATTAATTCAAAGTGAGAATGGTGTTATAAGTATTTCAGATATGCAATTCTTTAATAAAGTTGGTGGTCAATACTCTTCATCACAGACATCTCAACCATATTCGGATGTTGCAACAAAACAAATAGGGTTAATTGCTGATACCATATTTGCTGAACCAACACAGATTTACCAAGTTAAACTACCGAATAAGGACATTAATGTTAGGGTTTTGAACTTTTCTACGGTCAATTTCTCTTGATGATTTATTTTTGAGATAAAAGAATTATTTTTTGAAAATAGGAAATAAACTATTTATCAAAAAAAGAATTATTAATGCCAAAATCATATAGAATAAGGACTCAACCTGGCGTTGACAAATCAATACAAATTAAATTAGATCAGGATTTTGAATTCTTGGAGATCTTATCTCTAAAGATACTTCAAAGTGACATCTATACTCGTTTGTGCTCCGATTATGGGGTGGTTGTTGGTAGAGTTTTAACGAATGGTGGAACTGGACTACCAAATGCGAAAGTATCGGTATTCATCCCAATAAGTGAGGTGGATCAACAAAATCCAATTATTTCCGAATTATATCCTTATACATCTTTAGAAGATTTAAATGTTGATGGGTATAGATATAACTTATTACCATATAAACCATCATATACAGGTCATGCAGCAACAGGGACATTCCCTGAGAGAGATGATATTTTAACTGATTTTTCATTGGTTGAGGTTTATAACAATTATTATAAATTTACAACCAAAACAAATGAGAGTGGTGATTATATGATATTTGGTGTTCCAACAGGGAGTCAGACCATTGTTATGGATGTTGATCTTTCGGATATTGGGTGTTTTTCATTGACACCACAAGATTTGATTAATTCTGGAGTTGCGGGAGAAGGACAGTTTGATGGAAACAAATTTAAAACCTCAAGTAACCTTCGTGAGTTACCACAAATTATTAATTTAAATAAAATTGTTGAAGTCCAACCATTATGGGGGGAACCTGAAGTTTGTTTGTTGGGAATTACAAGAGTTGATTTTGATTTAACTGCATCGTCAAACATTAATATCCAACCAACCTCAGTTTTTATGGGGTCTGTAATTTCAACTGCTAATGAAGATTCTCTTAAGAAAAGTTGTAAACCAAAATTAAACACGGGTAATATGTGTGATTTGGTTGCTGGTCCCGGACAAATATTGGCAATCAGACAAACAATTAATGTTGATGCGAATGGTGATCCGGTTCTTGAAACTTATAAGATAGAACAAGATGGTAAGATAATTGACGGTGATGGTACGTGGTTAATAAACTTACCAATGAACTTGGATTATATTACAACGAATGAATTCGGGGAACAAGTTATCTCTAATAACCCTAAAATAGGTATTCCGACAAAGGCAAAATATAGATTTAAAGTTAAGTGGCAAAACGAACAAGGATTACAAAATAACTTTATGAGGGGTAATTACTTAATACCTAATGTAAAAGAACATGGGTGGGATAGTACTAACCCAGATTATGATCCATTTGACCCAACACTTGGTAGTGTATATGGGTTGGATATTCTTGTTGGATCAACACAAATGTCACAAATATTTCCTAAAGGTGGTTTAATATATAATAGTAGTGTTAATTCTAATGATTTAAGTATTTTAATTGGTGGTGTTCCGTATTATGGTAGTTTAGATAGTATACCTCTAACTGGGTCAACAAATATTGTAACGTTAATATCAAATGCTATTGATGTGACTCAACAACAAACATTTTATTTTACTTTTTTACAGGATCCATATTTTACGGTATTAAAATCGTATGCGTTTAGTTTAGATTGGGATGATTATTACGATAAGGTATCAGCAATTAATTGTGAGGATACTTTTTATGAGTTTAATTATAATAAAGTTTATACTATTGCATCATTTATTGATAGATATAAAAATGGTAGAAATAGGGCGAGACATCTTGGGATTAAAGAAATAACTGATAGGTCTTGTCAGAGTGAGAATAATAAAATGCCTGTAAATGATGTTGTTAGAAATTTTGATTTTTTATTTTTCTTATTTTCATTATTAATTGCAATTTTATCCCCAGTACTTGCGATTGTTATAGTCTTTAATCACATATTGGCTTGGATATATCCTATTATTGTTAAAATAAATAACTTTATTATTAAAATTGTTAATGGTTTAATTTATGATTTATGTAAAGGGTTAAATGCTCTTAGGACTGCGGCAAATAAGAAAGAATGTAAGAAAGATGCTTTGGAATATATGTCCGATGAAAATCCATTTAAACGATTATCATTACCTATGTTAACGTATCCCGATTGTGAAGCTTGTAGTTGTGATGATAAAGGTTTGGTAACGGAAAATAGTGCTGCTGATGGTTTAAATGCCGCGGCTTTAAGTGTTAATTTATCGTTATTATCTGATTTGGGGTCAATAGAAAGTTATAGTTCTTTCACACTTGATACTGCGTTAGATCCTTGTACTGGTTTGCCATTTCCTAACCCACCTGATCAAACGGATTGGGATCAAGGAGTACAACAAATATTTGCGGGAACTTCAAATCCTGCTCAAGTTTATTATAAAGTACCTATTTGGGAAGAGGTAGGACCTAACGGAGTGACTCCTACTTCAGGTCAATTTTTTAAAAGATTTGGTGATGGTATGACACTTGGTCAGTCTATGAATATGGCTAATTTAAGAGCAAGATATTCTGATGCGACCGCTAGAAATAGAATTACAATAACTCCTAACCCATTATTAGGTGGTGATTCATATAAAGATTTATCTATGATTATATTAGTTGATGCGGGAACTACCGCACAATTAACTGGTAATTTAATAACATTTAATGATCCAGAACTTAATTCTGACCCAAATACTACGGGAGGAACTGAAAATCAGTTTGGTGGTAATGGGATTACAGGTATAACATTGGGAACTAGTACATATACGGTACCTTTAATTTATATGGATGATTCGGGTGTTAATATAACATCAAATATAAAAGTTGTTAGTAGTGAAAGTGAAAAAGAATACTTATATAAGTCGGGGTTAGAATATTTTCAAGTAATTACTGGATATACGTGGGATCAACTTACAATACCAGGTCCATTACAACCAATAGGTAGTTATGTTGGTAGTTCAGTAATAAATTCGGGGGTTTTATATAAATATTTTTTACAAAATGAAATAAGTTATGTTAGTGCTTTAGCAGGATCACACTCTCCACCTTGGTATTGGTTTAATAGTTATCAACAACAAGAAATTTTAATTTTAGTAAGAGGTGTTGATCCATATACTGAAAAACAAGAAATAAAATATGATTTATCAGAATTATTTGGGCAACCATTAAATACCCTAACAGTGACTGGTGAATATTATTTAAATATACCAATACAACAGAATGATGGTGGGTTATATAGTTATGATCAAAAAACACCACAAACCCATGCAAATGCCAATAGTAACTCTAACACATTTTTATTTCACAAACCAATTGGGTTTACTGTGGATCCATTGGCGTTTACCGGATTCACCACCAATTCACCACAATATTATACATCAACAGATAGGTCTACTTTAAACTATATACACGGATCATATGATTCAGTCACTATGTCAGGTTGGATAGATATTGATGGTAGAATTACAGATGGTAATACTCAATTACAAAATTTTAGATGGAAAAGTACTGTTGGTCCATCTGGTGCAATAATTTTAAATGAATATATTGGAAGAGTTGATGGTGGATCATTCACAGTAACAAATGGTAATCAATATTCTTGTTATGATGGGGGACTTGGAATTTTAGCCCTGTCTGGGTACCCACTATTTACACCACTTAGTCCGTTAGCGAGATGTTACGCACCTGCTTATAGTGTCAATGCGAACGGTAATACACCATTAATGACAAACATGAATTCAAGTGAATATTTAATATTTAGATCTGATAGGTTACCAACATCAGATCAAACGGATACGCTTGGTTATAATTCATTCCCATTACATCAAAATAATAATTTTTCATTTTACACCATATCACCTGAAGGTGGTGTTGTTAATTATAATATTTCTGCGGGTGGTGTTGCAGGTTTTAATGATTTGGATGCTATTGGTGATTTAGGGACGGGTAATACTGCAAATTTGGTTAATACCTTCAGTTGTGAAGGTATGGTACCATTAGGTTGTTATTCAGGTGTGGGAACTAACTTTGGTATTGAGGATCCTTGTACTGATAATCAAACGGGTAAAAACGGACAAAATCAAAGAGTTTATAATGGGTGTTATTATTTTGTTGATGATAAACTAATTAAAACAATTAAGGATGATTTAAAATTCCTTGCAGAATGGAGAACAAGATTTAGAATTATATTTGCTGCGTGTAGAGGGGTTTTCGGACATATGTTTCAAAACAATTGGATTAATGGTGTGTTATATATGCCATCATTTAATAAACAAACAAGATATAATATTGTTGGAATACCTAGTTATAAATATTGTAAGGATGTTGTGGTATTTAACGATATTAGTAATAATTTCTACTATAGAAGTTCTCCATACGCTGACGATATTGGTCAATTTATTGGAGCTCCAAGACCAACCGCATCAAACTTACTAAATATTTCATTTGCGGGGGATGATGAGTCTGCAAATAAAAGACAAATTCTATTCCCAACAACAATTATGGATTTGGGTAATAGGGATGAGTTTATTGCTGAAGTATGTGGTGATCCTGATTTTTCTAGTAGATATCTTGGGAATTCATTTAAAAGTACATCTTATCAAGATAGTTCAGATTTATTACAAATGGCAATTATTTCTAGAATTGTAAACTCAACATTTTTACAACAAGTATTGTCGGTACAAGAAGGTGGTATTGAACAATTTTTTAGTAGAGAAGGGGATAGAATTGATGGTGATATTGCACAATCATTCTCAATTAATTCAGAATATCAGGTAACTCCATTTATTGGGGGTAACTATGATGATAATTATGTGTTTATTGGTGGTGAT